TCAGAGTGCCCCTGGCCTATGCGCCCAAAAATAAAATGATGTCTCGCATCATGCGTTTGCCAGATCCAGCTCAGCCCGAGGTCGAAGTAGTAGTTCCTCGCATGAGTTTCGAAGTCATAGCCTATGAGTATGACGGTGCTCGTAAAATTAATGTAAACAATCAGATAACCACGGTGCAAAGTGCTACACAGAGCAAACGAGTCTATGGTCCAGTGCCCTATAATCTAACCATAAATCTCTATGTCTATGTAAAGAATCAAGACGACGGCCTGCAGATATTCGAACAGATAGCTCCAGCGTTTAATCCAGATTTTAACGTGACTGTGACCTATGTTCCCGAAATGAACATATCGCATGATTTACCCATAATTTTAAATTCTGTGACCTATGACGATCAGTACGAGGGCAACATGGCCGATCACAGAATGATCATCTGGACCTATACTTTTACATTAAAGTTATACTATTATGGTCCAGTAGAAAATCAAAGCATTATTCGTCAGGCCATTGTGGATATATTTAAAGACGAAGATTTACAAAGCCGTATAAATAAGTATACGGTTACAACAGATCCATCTGATGCGGCGCCAACAGATGATTATAGATTCTTAGAAACTTTTGACGATACTAATTTTACTTAGGATAGAATAACATGGCTTTTCAACCCATAGGTTTAGGAACCCCCAACAACAACGACGGAGATTCGTTGTATGCTGGTGGTAAAAAGATCAACGATAACTTTGCAGAACTCTATACCAATCTAGCTGGTGGGTCTAGTCTCAGTTTAAAAATTAATGTAGGCACTGGTTTTTCGTCTAATACCAGCACTGTACTGGGTTGGAGCAGTGCCCAACAAAATTTTATTCCGGTACTAAACGACTACATAGAAGCCCTGGCAACCACAGGTATTAATACATTGTTTGCCACAGATAGTCTGGGCAACAGTGGTGGTGCCGATGACACTCTTACTGGCACACCCGACAGCCTTATAGCACTATTAAATAGTCGTGGCATGTTTACCATGAAGGCCATTAGAAATACCAGCACAGCAACAACTCGGGGCATATTAGAATTTAATCTGGGCAACACCAATGTTACCAGCCTGGGCATTTACACAACAGGTGTTAGTGTGCGAGGCAGTTCAGGACTTAGTGTATCTGTAACTGTTGGCGAAGACGACATCAGTACAGTCTACCCCATGTTGACCAGTGCTACTTCAGGACTGATCCTGTATGGTACACCCCGCATTGATCTAAGCAGCATGGTCAGTTCAGTTCGTACAGGTGCTGATAGCAGTAATGCCATTGCACATACGGGTTATGTACAGGTTAATCTGGCCAAATTCCCCAGCAGCTCAACTCAGATCCGAGGTGCCCGCGGTGTTATCAGCGACAATGCCAGCCAAAACCTAACTGGCAATTCAACATTCTACATAGACGGTATTTACCACCCTAAACACATAGAAGGACTGATTTATAACTACAATACACTGGATAATAAAATTACCCTGGTGACTGGTGCAGCCACTCATTGGAGCTATAGTACATCTGGTGTTGCTGGTATCATCCCAACAACAGCCATAGCAGTAGTAGCCAGCTATAACCCTATTATACGTACATTTACCACGGGCTGGACACCGCAGTATACCAATGCTGGCTCAACACCAGCTGTCGTAGACGGTTCAATTACGGCCAATACCTGGTACTACCTGTACTACCTGGGCTGTTTGATTTATACTAGCTCAGCTGGTACTGGGGTGGGTAATGAATTCTGGCCAGGCTCCAGCAATGTAATTGTTTCTAGTAACCGAGACATTGCTTCTGTAGATGCTCAGCTGGCCGAAAGAGGCTATGGTGGTATCTGGCAAGTTGTTCGTAGACTGGGTCCAGTAAAATCCAATGCTACAGGAACAGGTCTTGTTCCATTCAATGTCAAACGTATTGACCATGGTGGTTTTGAATACTACTGGGGACTGCAACCCAATGCATCTGGTGATACCAGTTATACACTAACCATTAATACATCAAGTAGTTTAAAAATTGTAGGATCGGCTGCATCATTTACACTGCAGGATTATAACAGCTCAGTATTAACTGCAGTGCCGCCCATACCAGGTATCACGGCTCATTTAACAGTTAAACATCTAACACCAGCCTCTAGTCCATTGCCCATGATCTACATGTATGGTGAAAGCTGGACAGTTAACAGCTCTATTAGTGCACTGTTCCCACCGTTTGAATATTTCCGTAGTACTACAACTGGTGTTACCTGTGTGCATAATATTCAGTTACCCATGATTCCAGACGGCTGTTACATACCTGACGGCACATATGGTGGTGCAGGTCTGTTGGCCATTACAAGCAGCACAGGCCTAAGAGTTCGTTGGATCATGCAGAATCCTGAAAATGAGGGGGCCAAACCCATAGTAACCAGCACCCTGATGCAAATTACAACTACTGGATTTAGACTTGCTCGATAAACATGTATACGATGCACTAGATAAAAAATTCGGCACTGATCCCACAGTGCCGGTGCAGGTTCCTATTGAAATGAAAAAAACACAAGACGAAACCATCATAGAAGATGACTTTGATCAGGCCCGCACTGCACTCAAGGACATGATACGCAAAGGACAGGACGCAGTCAATGACATCATGGGCATAGCTCGTCAAAGCGATCATCCTCGTGCCTTTGAAGTTACAGGTCAGTTAATTAAAACCGTAGCAGAAACAGCCAAGGATTTATTAGCACTGCAAAAGCAGAAAAAAGATCTTAATCAAATACCAGCTGGTGAAGCTCCCAAACAAATTGGCACACAGAACAACATAGTGTTTCAGGGCAGTACCAATGAGCTTTTAAAAATGCTAAAGCAAAATAATGAGAAGGTAATTGATGCAGATCCTACAAAGACTCAAGAGTAGTTACCTAGGCAATAGTCAGCTAAAACAACTTGGTTATAAGATTGATTATACCCCTGAACAGATTCTAGAACTGCAACGATGTGCAAGTGATGCCATTTACTTCATAGAAAATTACTGCAAGATTGTAAGCCTGGATCATGGCCTGGTGCCATTTAAATTATATGAGTGTCAGAAACGCAAGGTAAAGACCATATTAGATAACCGAAAAGTTATACTGATGGAAGGCCGACAACAGGGTAAAACTATTACCAGCGCGGCATGCATACTTTGGTATACATTATTTTCTGACAACAAAACCGTGGCCATATTGGCCAACAAGGCTGCAGCAGCTCGTGAAGTCATGAGCCGATATCAGGGCATGTATGAAAATTTACCTGTATGGATTCAGCAGGGCATACGAGAATGGAACAAGGGTAGCATAGAACTGGAAAATGGCAGCAAGGTGTTTACCGCAGCCACGGCAACTTCAGGTATTCGTGGTAAGTCAGTTAACTGGTTGTACATAGACGAAGCAGCCATCATACCCAACAATGTAGCCGAAGAGTTTTTTACATCCACCTATCCAACCATCATGGCCGGTGAAACCACCAAGGTACTGTTAAGCTCAACCCCTCTGGGCTATAATCATTTTTGGAAATTTTGGAATGATAGCGAACAGGGCATCAATGACTTTGTAAACTTATTCATTCCCTATACTGAAATACCAGGCCGAGACGAACGCTGGGCAGCTGAACAACGAGGTGTGCTGGGTGACGTAAAGTTTGCACAGGAAGTTTTATGTAGCTTTCTGGGTTCCAGTTATACACTACTGGATGCCGACACTCTGAGTCGCATGAGTCCAAAACAACCCATTTATAGCAAAGACGGTCTAGATGTATTGGAAGAACCCATCAGAGCCATCAAAGACGAAGCTGGTAAAATTGTTCAACAGGGTCATGTTTATGCTCTAGTAGTTGATACCAGTCGGGGAGTAGAAGGTGATTACAGTGCTTTTGTGGTTGTTGATATCAGTGCCAATCCCTATACCGTTGTGGCTAAATTCAGGGACAACAAGATAGCTCCCATGCTGTATCCAACAGTGATACATACAGTAGCCAAGAATTATAACAATGCCTGGACACTGGTGGAAATCAATGACAATGGTCAGCAAATAGCCGACATACTGCATCATGAACTAGAATACGAACAGATTTTATATGTAAACCGAGGCAAAAATGGCCAGGTTGTTTCAGGTGGGTTTGGTGGTGGTAGCAGCGGCAATGGCGTACGTACCGACAAAAAGATTAAACGCGTGGGCTGCAGTCAGCTTAAAACTCTGATTGAAACCAAACGCATGATGGTATATGATCGCGATATTATTAGCGAATTCAGTACTTTTATTGAGAGCAAGGGTAGCTATGCTGCCGACGAAGGATATCATGACGATTTGGTCATGCCCCTGGTATTATTTGGTTGGCTAACCACCAATCCATACTTTAAAGAACTAACCGACGTTAATCTGAGAGAAACAATATTTGAAACTCAGATTAATCGTATTGAAGAAGAATTAACACCGTTTGGGTTCATAGAAGACGGCAGAGAAGATAAAGGACCCCAACAGTACATAGAAGACGGAGACCTCTGGACAGTAGAGAAACAGCCAGGAAACTGGTTAAATTCTTAATTCTTATAAATAATGTATAATCAAGAATCAGATTTCTGCATCCATGATGGTCTAAAATAAGGAGATTAATATGGCTTTCCAAGTTTCGCCCAATGTTCTAGTTCAGGAGCGTGACGTTAGCTTGTTTGTACCCCAGGTATCCACAACAGCCGGCGCTTTTGTAGGTAGTTTTAATTGGGGTCCAGCCGAGGAATTCGTTACAATCGACAGTGAGAAAACACTTTATAACACTTTCGGTAAACCCGACGACAACAATTTTAAATATTGGTTTACTGCTGCTAACTTCCTGAGTTATGGCAATAACCTACAAATCAGTCGTGTAGCTGACGGCGCAGCTAGAAATGCTAGCGCTGGTGGTACAGCACCGCTGATTAAAAATCAAGACAATTACGATGGTAGTTTAGGCTATACAGCTCCTACATTGACCAATACAGAATATGTAGCAAAATACCCAGGCACCCTAGGTAATAACCTAAAAGTTAGTGTTTGCGATTACAATTCATATCAGTTTAATGCCAACGTATCAGCAACCACAACTATTTTTTCAACTGGTGCAACAGTTACAGCGTTACCTCGTCCAGTACCCAAGGGTTCATGGTTAGAAGTAACAGCCAGCGGTACAGTATATCGTTTCCAAACAACAGCTGATGCAGCTCTTAGTTCAACAACATTAACATTTACCAACAATACTGGCATCAGCAGCGTTGATACTACTAGTGTGTCTGTACTTTGGGAATACTGGAATCAGGTCGAAAGCCGTCCAGCCAACAGCCGTTATACTTTATCAAAAGCAAATGCTAGCTCAAGTGCTACTATCTACGACGAACTGCATGTATTTGTAGTTGACGAAGACGGTGGTATCACAGGTTCAGCTGGTACAGTCTTAGAAAAATTTCAAGGACTAAGCAAAGCTACCGATGCTACCAGTGCAGACGGTCTAAGCAACTATTACAAAACCTTCTTGAACCAAAACAGTATTTACATCTGGTGGGGCAGTCATACTGCCAACACAACTTCAAGTGCTGGTAACAGTCTAGCCTGGGGCACAGTAAGCCCAGCAACTGGTGCAACTGGTTTTAATGTAATGAACCAAGTACAAAGCAAGAGCCTTGGCAGTGGTGTAGACGTTACTGCTACCGACGGTTTATTACAAACAGAATATGTAAAATTAGCCAATGCTGAATTATACGACGTAAGTTTAATTCCAGTAGTAGGTCATTTATATGACAATGCAACAGCTCGCTATGTTGTAGACAATGTAGCTGACGTAAGACGCGATTGCGTTGTATTCGTTAGCCCAACATCATCAATATTGACAACTGCCACTGGTGTTGTTAACGATAGAAATTCATTCTTTAACAAAGATTCAAGTTATGCTGTCATGGACTCTGGTTGGAAATATCAGTACGACCGTTACAACGATGTATATCGTTGGCTTCCATTATCTGGTGATATCGCAGGGTTATGTGTAAGAACAGACTTTGTAGCTGATCCTTGGTATAGCCCAGGTGGTTATAACCGTGGTCAGGTCAAGAATGTAGTTAAACTTAACTGGACACCAACTAAAACAGATCGAGATAACCTGTATAGATTCCAGGTCAATCCAGTAATTACACAACCTGGTCTGGGTACTGTGTTATTTGGCGACAAAACAGTTACACAAAAACCAAGTGCATTTGACAGAATTAATGTACGTAGATTGTTCATAGTGCTTGAAAAAGCCATAGCAACTGCTGCTAAATTCCAATTATTTGAATTCAACGATGCATTTACTCGTAGCCAGTTCGTAAGTTTGGTTGAACCGTTCCTCAGAGACGTTCAGGGCCGACGCGGCGTCATTGACTTTAGAGTAGTTTGCGATGATACAAATAATACTGCAGAAGTCATAGACAGAAACGAATTTGTTGCTGACATCTACATCAAACCAGCTAAGAGCATCAACTACATTACCTTGAACTTCATTGCAACACGAAGTGGTATTGCATTTGAAGAAATTGGTGCTTAAGGGATAAAAGGAGAATAAAACATGGCAGAAAGATCAATATTTAACGTTGATCAGTTTAAGGCCGCAATGATTGGTGGTGGCGCTCGTGCCAACCAGTTCTTTGTAGCCCTTAGCTTTCCAACTTACGTGACGCTGGGCGGGGCAGCAACTGCACAGGCAGCGTTCTTAGTCAATGCAGCAGCATTACCTGGCAGTGTTGTTAATCCAACCATAATTCCATATCGTGGCCGCGAAGTTAAATTTGCGGGCGAACGCGTATTTGCTCCTTGGAGCATGCAAGTCTTAAATGATGTTAGTTTTAACATCAGAAACAGTCTTGAAAAATGGATGGCTGGTATGAACGATCTACAAAACAACAATGGTCGTACTAATCCACGCGATTATCAGGCTAACATTACTGTTACTCAACTGGATCGTAACAACAATCCATTGAAGATCTATACATTGCATAGCGCATTCCCAGTAAACCTGGGCGATATTATTTTAAACTACGGTGACAATGATACTGTTGAAACATATACAGTAGAGTTCCAATATCAACATTACACAACTGTCTTTGATACAGCTCTTAGTATCGGCAATGTGATCAACAATGTTACAAATATTGGCAACACTACATTTGGTATCTAACAGATACTAATTTTTGAGAGATTAAATCATGGCAGATATTTCGTTATTTGGATATAAACTGACTCGAGACCGACCTGAGCCTGAAAATGCTCAGAGTTTTGTCCAGCCACAGAACGACGACGGAGCCATGGCAGTCAATGCTGCTGGCTTCTTCGGTACTTACTATGACATAGATGCAAGCGCTAAGAACGAAGTCGATTTAATCAATCGATATCGTGACATAGCCCTGTATCCAGACTGCGACAGCGCCATCGAAGACATAGTCAACGATGCTGTAGCTGCTGAAGATGATGAAGCCATAGTAAAGATTGACTTGGAAAAAGTTGAGCTCAGTGCCAACATTAAAAAGTCTGTTGAAGATGAATTCAACAATGTACTAAAGCTCTTGGACTTTAACAGCAAGAGTCATGACATATTTAAACGCTGGTATGTCGATGGACGTACTGTGTATCACAAAATTGTTGATACCAGCAAACCCAAACAGGGCATCTTAGAATTACGCTACATAGACCCTCGCAGGATTAAAAAGGTTCGTAAGTTAGAACGTAAAAAAGATCC